GGTCTTCGGATTCGAAGCCGGCCGACTTGTGCCCACGCGGATAGATGCCGCTGACGGTGTCCTCGCCCCAGCCAACCAGCCAGATGCTGGCCTGGTCTGCGCCGGACGCGGTCGAGTCGGCCTTGATGATCTGGCCGCTGGCGACGTTGCCCGAGGTCGCGGCCAGGCGGGGGGAGAAGCCGTGGAACTTCTCGGGGCTGGTCGTGGTCGAGTTGTAGAAGGCGCCCTGGGCGATCTCGTTGTTGAAGCCCTGGAGGAAGGCATTGTCCTCGCTAGCGCGGAAGGCTGCCTCGTTGGCATTGAGGGAGGCCAGGCCGCAGTCGACCTTGCTGAACGCCTCCAGCATGGCGCAGGCCTCGGTCACCTGCTCGGTGACGCTCTTGGTCGCGGCGACACCCTGGTTGAACTTGCGATAGGTGGGCGAGGGGAGGGCGGTGCGGCTGGTGAAGATGTCGCCGGTCGCCTGGTTGGCCTCGTAGACGGGAATGTCGTTGAGGATGGGATTGCGCTTCTGGAGCGCCTCGACGACCTTGGCGATGGACCCGTCCGGGTTCATGCGGCTGACGACGTCGATCAGGGTGGGGAGGGTGTTGCCGATGGCGGCCATGGGATGCTCCTGCTGGCCGCGAGGCCAGGCTTATGGCTGAGGTTTCAGGTCTTTGCGAACATTTTGGGATAGCGCTCGGCGAGGATGTCCGCGTCGGACTTCCCGCCGGTGCCATTGCCCGTTGCCAGGCGGTCCTCGCCCATGGCCTTGCCGATGTTGACGAGCAGCTTCACCAGGGGCGGAAAGCTGTTGTAGCCCGACGAGCGCAGCGCCTCGACCAGCTCGGGGGAACCGTAGCGCTCAAGAGCGCGCCGGCCCATGTCGAGGTTGGCCTTGATCGCTTCGCCGCCGATCTCCTTGTCGTCGGCCAGTGCCTTGTCCCAGGTCTTCACCTGGTCGAGGTGCTGCTGCCGCAAGGCCGCATCATGGGCGGCGACGGCGTCGGACTGCTGCTGCAGGATCTGCTGGGCTACCTCGGGCTTGATCGCGTTCTTCGTGGCGAAGTCGGCGATGGCCTTGGCGTGGTCAGCGTTCAGCAGCGAGCCGTCCGGCAGCTTGACCTCGACCGGCGCGGGAGCGGGGTCGGGCTTGGCCGGCGCTGCGGGTGCGGCGTCGGGTGTGGCTGGGGTGGGCGTGGTGGTGGCATTGGCCGGATCCGCCGGAGCCGGCGACACACCGGCAGGGGTGGAGCTGGCCGCCTGGGGCGCCGGTGCCGCTGAGGCGGGAGCCGGGGTGGACGCAGGAGCATCAGGCATGGGCACGACGGTAGGCGCCTGCGCATCGCCCTGTAAGGTACGCCTTTCCGTACCCCTACGGCGTTGTCTCGTCGATCATGCGCAGCCATTCGGCGCGATGATCGGCCTTCAATTCTGCCAGGATCTCGACGCCGATGGATCTCCGCCCTTCTGCGTGGGTCATCTGGCTGCCGTTGGGCTGGAAGATGGCGGCGTCGACGCCGCAGCGGTCGAGGATGCGGGCGATGACGCGCCGGCCCTGCTTCGTCGATAGCACCCAGGCCATATCGGTCTCGGACTGCTTGCGCCTGTCCTGCTGCTGCGCCTGGCGCTTCGCTGCCAGCTCATCCTCGTCGATGTCGCTCATACGGCGCCGGCCGTCGACCGCATCAGGTCGGTCAGAGCGTTAGCACCGCCGGTGTCGGTCTCGCTCAGGATCTTGGCGCCTTGTACGGCCGTTTCCGCCTGCTGCATGGCGGCCTGCTGCTGCTGCGCCTGGGCCCGCGCCTGGCGGATCTTGCCGGCATCTTCCTTGCTTCGGATGATGCGGGGGGAAAGGCCGAGGCCTTCGGCGTACTCGTCAACGGCCTGGTCGGCGTCGAACTTGTCGACCACATCCGGGAAGAGTCCGGCGAGTCCTCCGATGAACTGCGCGGCGCGGTCGATCTGACCGAGGGCTACCATGCGCTGCACCTGATGCAGGATGCTGACGTATTCGATCTTGATGGGCGCGCCCTGGGCCTCCGGAGGAGCAGGAGGCAGGCGGCCCTGGCGGTCGGCGATGGCGAAGACGCGCTCGATGAAGGGGCCCAGGGCCTCGTCGTTGAGGTGCTCCAGCGGCTCGCCCAGGGCGAGGATCTTCTCCTCCTGCTTGGCCCGGATCTCCTCGGCGGTCACCTGCCTGCGGTCGCTGTTGGACAGCATCAGGAAGAGATCGACGTACATCGTGGCGTCGATGTCATGGCGCAGCTCGCGGGCCTTGGCCGCGGCATGGTCGACCTGGAAGGCGTTGAGGTCGTACATGCTGCGCATGGCCCCGGCGTTGGCCGACGAGACGAAGGTCTTGCTTCCGGGCGTCGCCTCGACGCCGGCCTTCTCCAGCTCGATGGGGGCGACCAGCGGCGGGTTGACCTTCTTCTCGATGGCCTGCGCGATGCGCTTCTCGTAGATCATCAGACTGCGTGCATCGGGCAGGGCGAGCATGGCCGGGCTCTCGCCATAGACGTCCTCCCCATTGGTCTGCCAGCGCGGGCAGAGCACGGGGAACTCATCATAGCCGGACTCGCTGAGATAGCGGCCGGCGGGATCGCTCTGCAAGTAGTAGGCCGAGCGGTACTTCTTGAATTTGGCGTCGAGGCGCTTCTCGTCGAAGTCACGATTGGGCCCGACGATGTGGATGACGTCAGGGAACCAGGTTTCACCGCGGCCAGACGCGCAGGCGTCGCGCACCTGTGGCGGAGCGTTCTTCTCGCCGAAACGCTCGCAGATTTGGCGGGCAGTCATCGAGAAGCGGCGCACCACCAGGTCAACGGCCAGGCGCGCGCTGTTCGCCAGGTAGTAGGACCCTATCGGGTAATTGTAACAGCGGATGACGTCGTCGGGATCCTCGTCCACATGGACGGCGGCGGTGCCGAAGACGCCGAGGTCGCGCATCATCGCCGGCGCCGCCTTGTAGAAGTTGCTTCCGGCGATGATGTCGCGGATGCGGCGCGTGCAGTCGTCGAGCCATTCCTTCACCGGCTGGAACTTGCCCCGCTCGGCATCCTCAAGCCCCAGGATGAACCACGGCCGGGCCGGGCTGGTGACGGACGTAAACATGCCAGCCGACTGCGTGCGCGCGGCACGGGCCGGCGAGGCGGTCAGCAGCTTGGCGTTCTTCTTGCCGCCCTTGTTGCGGTCGCCGCTGTTGAAGCGGGATGACCTAGGCGCGAAGTGGTCGGCCAGGTCGCGCCAGTGCTCGTCCCAGGTGCCGCGCTCAGAGATGAGCCGCGCCAGGATGGCGTCGTCTTCTTTGCGGCGTTCGGCGGGCGTCATGATCACAGCCCCAGCAGGGTCGAACGCTGGCCGCCCGAGGCGTCGCCCAGGGTGCCGTTGCCGGTGGTGCCGCCGGACAGCAGCGTCCCGGCCCGGCTGTCGAGCTGGCGCTTGCGGCGGATGTTCGGTTTGGTTGGGTCGTTCACCGGCGCATCGGGCGAGCCGGGATCGGTGGGGACGTCGCCGGGCTTGCCGTTGAGGATGCGCGACGGGATGCCGGCGGTGACGTCGTTGACGGCGCCGGTGTAGGCATCGAGCGCGCCCTGGCCGTCCGCCATGTTCTTGAGGGTGCGATTGCCGACATAGGCGACCGGGATCACGGCCTGGGCCGTTTTCTTTCCCCGCCCTTCCTGTCGGCGGGCCTCCCCTGCAACCTGCCTTCCCGCGTCCGATACTGCATTGGTCACGCTGCTGATTCCGCCGCCGCTACCCATGGTCGAGGTCCTTTTCGTTCGGGATGGAGGCACCGGCCCGCTTGAGCAGGCGGCGCAGCTTGGTGTTTCCGAGTGTCGCCTCTTCGGCGTCGTCCCAGACCTGGCGCAAGCTGCGCTGGTGGTCGTGGAAGATGTAGACCAGGCCACCGACCAGGGCGAGCAGTAGGACGCCGCCGGCGGCATAGGCGATGCCCAGCCAGGCCGGCGCCAGCCAGACGCCGAGCAGACCCAGGGCGATGGCTGATGCCCCGCAGAGGGCCAGGGTCCAGGCGGTCTTGCCGCCGAGGCGTAGGATCAGGAATACGCCGACGCCGAATGCCAGCGCTCCGACGATGGTGAGCCAGAGCCCAGCGCGGGCTATGGCGGCGGCGATCTCCTCGCGGCGCAAGCGCTGCTCCTCGGCCTCCAGGCGCTTGGCCTCGGCGTCGAGCTGGGCGGCCAGGGCGCGGGCCGCGGCAGCCTCCTGACGGGCCTTCTCTGCCGCCTGGTGGGCGTCGGCACTGGTCTTGATGGCCTGGTCCCGCTCGCGTTCGGCGGCGACCCTGGCCTCGACGGCGGACTCGATGCGGGCTTCCGTGGCGCTCTTGGTGGGTGCGGGCGGTCGGTCTGGCCCGCAGCCGGCGAGCAGCAGGAGCAGGGCGAGGAGAATCCAGCGCATCAGTGCCCCCCTCGCATGAGCGTCACCTGCACCTCAGCCACGCGGGCGTCGATGCGGGCGAGCTGCGTCTTGATCTCGGCAAGCATGACCTGTTCGATTTCCAGGCGCTGGGACAGCTCCGCATCGCGCCTCCGGCCCTCGGCGTCGGATGCGCGGCCGACCTCGATGGCGTCCCAGACGGCCGCACGCTCGGAGGCGGCGACCTTGTAGGCGGTTCCCAGGGCGGTCAGAGCGGCGCCGAGGATGGTGACGGTCGGGACGGTCCAGCGGCTACGGCCGATGCTGACGATGATTCCGCCTGGCTTGCGCTCGATGGCCGGCTCGGTGTCGACGTGGCGCTGGTCGCGGGTCATGAATGCAGCCTCTTCGCGTAGGTGGTCTCTATGGGCGCATAGCCCAGGCGGACTAGGACCGGGCCATAGTCGCGGGCCGGGCGGACGTGGTGATGCGCGACCTGGGCGCCGAGGTCGCGCAGGGCGCGCTCGCACCGGGCGATGAGGTTGCGCGCCAGCAGTCCATGGCGGCGGTCGGGGCGGATGTAGATACAGTCCGCGACGGCCTGGAGGCTGCCACGCTGCATGGCGTGGGGCGCGATCCAGAATCCGGCGTATCCGATCAGCGCCCCACGGTCGCGCAGGGTGAACATGCGATAGAGCCCCAGCTCGTCGGCCTGCTCATAGCGCTCGGTGTCGAGGTCCGCCTCGGTCGACGGATCCCAGCGCACCTCCCGCCAGTGCTCATCGGCGAGCGGCAGCAGCTCGGGCCAGAGGGTGGCCACGGATTCACGCTGAAAGGCCACGAACGACGCCATGCGTCTAGGATGCCGGCCGGGGCCATCCTGTGCAGGGTGCGGGGTGGCGTACCGTGAGCGCTATCCGGCGAACGGATCCCAATCCCCTGCCGTCCGCGTTTCGGCGCCCACGCGCAGCACGGGCGGCTTGGTGCGCTGCGCGACGGGATATGCGAATGTAAGCATCAGGCCGTCAGCGCGGTCTGGGCTGGCTAGACCTCGCTTCTTCATGTCGTCCTTCTTCTCTAAGACGATCTCGTTGTGGGCGTTGAAACCGTACTCGCGGCTCTCCAACTGCGTGCGCAGCGCCGGGTCGTCCTCGATGGCGCCGTCCTTGAGCCAGGCCCGGCCGCGGGCCCAGCACTCGGCGCCCTTGTTGGCGACCAGCTCCCCTTCGACCGGGATGTCGGTCTTCGCGCCGTTGTTGACGCCGATGACCTGGAGGCCGAGCTGGCGGCAGCGGTCCACGACGCCGCCACCGACGCCGGTCTCGTCGATGAAGACGGCGTCGGGATTGCGGTCGCGGGCCTCCTGCACCACCCGGCCGGCGAGGGTCATGGTGTCCACGCCGCGCAGGTGGATGGCGGGGATGCTGCGGGCATCCCTGCCGCGGCGGAAGCGGATGCTTGACTCGTCCTCACCGAAGCGGGCGACGTCTACGGCCATGATGAGCGGATCGTAGATGTTCGCCGACGGCTCGCGCCGGCAGGCCTCGGCCACGACCTCGGAAGATATGAACTGCATGCTGCCTGCCCTGGG